CAACACTCGCCATATGAATTTGTGCTGGATTCTTAGTTGCGTATTTTACTGCTTGTGCCTTTCTATGTGCTGGTGGGACATATGCTGCTCCTCTACCACCTCTACCTCCTCTACCTGCTCCTCTACCACCTCTACCTCTACCGCCTCTACCGCCTCTTCCTGCGCTTTGCGCCGCAGGTGCTGCTGCTGCTCCACCACCAGAAGCACCTACTTCAAATCTATGATATCCAGCAAGGTCAGCGTCATTGGGTTTTACAGAACCTTTTCTGGCGTTTCTAACCTTATTTCTAATAGCAAAAACTCTGTTATTTTGTTTTGTTTTATAACCAAAAAGTAATCCTGCGTCGCCTGCCCTATCAATCTTCTTAAATTCAGGTATAGACGCAAAATTATAGGGTCTTCCTGTTTCTGGAAAAACTACCCTGGAGTCAGCATTAGCAAGTTGTTTATAGAATGTGTCAAAACTATAACTCATTTATTGTATATTAAAAAGTAAGAAAATAAAAATGAAAATTTAGTAAGATACCATAACCATTGTTCCACTTGGAGAGGATTTGATGTTGGCAGTTCTACTTACATAGACAAAGTAATCTACGTTTAGAGCGCCTCTTAGATTCTGTGAAACACTGGCACGACCTTTCTTGGCAGCGTCAGCATCTGGGAAACAATTGATTAAGTTGTTACAGGGTCGTCTCTTATACTTCCAAATAATAGGATAGGCACCTATCTGGCGACCAGCACCTACAACACCTGGATTACCATTGGTGAGGTCAAGGCATAGAGGTTTTAATCTACCAAGTAATCCAGAGTTTTCATCTGCTAATTTACTGACGATTGTATTTTCATCATTAAAATACATAGGACGAACAACCTGTAAATCACCACCTAAGCAATTAGTTGTTTCATCATACTGAGAATTGGGACCATATTTGAATTCCTGGAATACATCTACACCATCAATATTTACATTGTATTCTTCCTGATTCATACCGTCACATCTGGCATTGGCAAGCAGTTGGTCTTCTGCTTTTGCGGCGTGTGATAATTGTTTTAACATATAAATCTTATGAACTTCTCTATTATCCATACCAAGACGATGTTCTACAGATTGTTCTACACCTGGAAGTGCGCCAGTTGCTCCAATGTTTTTTTCAATTTTGATGATATCAGGGAAAGCAAGAGTCAAACCACCCTGGGCGTTGGTTTGTTCTCTCTGTGCGTTTTGAACTTCACTTGGGTAGATAATGTAATCAACCTGTAGTTTTACATCTTCTGCTAATACAGAGTTAGCAAGAGTAAAACCAGAGTTATGTGCGTTAGAATTGTTACACCATTTATCAGCAGTGTGGAATTCAATAGTTAATAGAATTCTGTAATCCTGGAAAAGGAAGAGTGGTAATTCCTGACCCTTAAGGCAGGGGAAAAGATTTCCTAAAGGAATACCAATCTGTGCGTTGTTATCTTTGTTGGCAGTGATTATACAGTTATTTACTTTAGCGCCAGCAAAAGCACTGTTTCTGGCACCAAAGTCCATAGCACTTCTACGTCTATCATACATATATGAACCGACACCACCATTTTGAACTTCAGTGTTTATACCAGCAACAGTTCCGCCAGTAGAAGCAATTTTTGTGTGAAAATTATTCTGGAAATAATGAGAATTGTAATGACTATTGTTGGATGACTGAACTGTTCCCATATCAACTAAATTACTAATTCTACCAATATCTACAGTATCGTTTAAAATGTAATCACCAACTTGAAAAGTTGCTCTCTTAATAGCAAGTAATCCACCGCCATATGGATTGACTCTGGTTGTATTTGTTTCATTACCATTTGCTCCTGCTTGTAAAACAGGTTTAAATAAAAGCATTGAGTTGGCATCTAATTGTCCTGCTTGGTCCAAGCGAAAAACATAACGAGTAGAAGATGAAGAAATAGGTTCTAAAGTTTCACTGCGTATATCCATTACCGCTGGTTGAAGATTCACATTGTAATCAAAAAGACCGCTCATTTTTATGTTATAACTTCTATTTAGATTTTTTTTTTAACTTTTTTTTTGATTTTATAAAAATCTCTTCTATTTTTTTATCTCTTGGTGGTTTAACTTTTGAAAATACGTGAGGCGTTATATCACTTGCCGATTGCTTGGCAATTAGTTTGAGTAAATCGTGTGTAGGTTTTTTTTTCAAATCTACAGAAGGTGCTTTCAGTTTGCGATTAGAAATATCCATTATAATATATACCAACATTATAATTTAGATGTCGTTTCCAACATTTGATGAAAAAGAAATAGAAAGTATGAGTGAAGATTTAGTAGGCGGAGCAACTTGTGCTTGTAAGCACTTAGTGAATTACTTGAACGCCTGTTGCCGTGGTTTGAACTATTTTTTTACTGAATACATATGTGTTGGCGCGAAGCACTGCTGTTCTTGCTGCGGAAAATTCCAAACGAAGTTCTGGTTCAGCGTTTCTTAGGTCAAAGACCATACCAAGTCGTGCTAACTCACGGCAGATGAGTGGAGTATTGGAGTAGTTGTCTAAGTTACCATAGTCAGCATTTCCTAAGTTAGTGGGTTGTTTTCCAAGAGCGCGGAATGCTTTTACTAATTCATTTATTGCTAATACTTTGTCTGCCTTATTCTGTGGATTATATGCCCTTAGTGGATACAATCTGTTATTGATGAAATATACAACTGAAATAAGACTTGCTCCATCTGGTAGAATACCATTGTAGAAATCAGCAGAACTTTGTAACTGACCCTCGTCATTTGCTGTTGAGTATAACTGAGTAAATGTAGCAATTGCTTTTGAAGCAACTGAGTGTATTGGAATTTGATGTCTAAGAACATCAGTTGGAACATTGTTAAGGAATACTTCATATCCAGTGTATTCATAGTTGATACCTTGACTCATTGAATCCGCAACTTGTGGAGGAGGAACAATCTGTAAAAGACGGAATTCACATTTTTTGACAACGTAAGAAGGAGAATTTTTTGCTACAAGTTTGCCATCTGCTAATAAACCATCAGGACCTGCCTTTCCACCACCAATTAATTGAATAACCATTTTTTGAAACCCTGAATGAACTTTGCCATCTATAACAAAATCTTTATTTTGAGCGAATAGAATTTGATTGATAATTCCTGTGTAAGTGTAATCGCCATTACCATCAGTGCCTGTAAAGGTCATAGTATTACCAGTAATCAATCCAGTTGCTTTTTTGTCATTTACAAATGCCACATTGGCAGCAGCACCCAAATCAAGAGTAACGGCACAATTTTGTGTTCCTGTCTGGTTTCCACCTCCTGCCGCGGTAGTTAAACCTGCTACAACATCAAGTAAATCGTCTAAGTTAGTCTCACCAGAAGCAGGATTTTTGTAGTGAAATCCTAATCGCTGTAAAGCAAGTTTGGGTCTTTGTAAAGTTATTTCAATTCTTAAACCACCAAAAGCAAGAATTGGAATTGCTTTTTCTTCAGCATCATAGGCACCAAATAAACCAACCTTTAATGGAATAAGAAAGCGTCTGGTTGTATAGGCAGGGTCATTATTGTTATCAACAGGAGATAAAAGATTGTTTTCAATCTTCATTGGGTCAGCAAGACTACGAACACTTTTTCCTGCGAATGCGGCATCTACATAGTTTTTCCAAGATTGAATAGGTTTTCCTACTCCTTCGTGCTGTGATAATTGGTCGCTGCTGTCGTTAAAATACTGGTTTTCAATATTACACCATTGAGCGTAGTGGGTATTTGATTCTAATAAAACTCCAGTTTCTTTTGAATAAATATCTACTCTGTCTATGATAGAGTGAGCGCCAAGATTTTTATGAAAGCAAAATCTTTGTTCTTCTGCTGAATCATTGAGAACATCAAAAACCATATAACTATCTTTTTTTATAAATCCAATTTCAGGTTCAATATTGTAGATAATTTTTTGTCCTGGTCTAAATTGCTCTCCATTTTCAGGAACAATAGATATAAATTGTGAGTTAGCGGAAGCAACCACAGCATTTGATTGTAAATTACTATCGGTCATTTTTGTGTTATAACTTCTATTAAGATTTTTTTTTTAGGTTTTTTTTTACTTAAAACAATCTTGTTATAAAGTAAAATGCCTAACATAATAGGACCAAATGAAAATATTACTCGCTCTACAAGAACATCCAAAAGAATTTACTATAATCAAAGTTTGGAACAAACAAATACTGCTATTGGATACGAAAATGTCTTTCATTTTAATTTTGTAAAAGTGTCTTGTTACTCAACATCCGCCGTTTCCATAACTTTTACATTCCATCCAGAGTTTATATATAACAGAATAGTTCAAGGACAAACAAAACTTACATCACCAATTACCACGTTAAAAACAGAAACATTTACAGTTCCAGCAAACACATATAAATTTTTTACTTTTCCAGTTCAAGGAGAATATATGTCTGGTTTGATTACTGCTGCTGATATATCAACTGAAGAACATACATATTTAAAAGTTTGTTATGTAGATTACTCAACAATAACGATAAAAGAGTAAAAAAAAAATCTATCAAAAGTATATATAATTATGGCGACTCCTATTGCTGCTGAAACTCCATTACTGGTTTATAAACCTCTCAAATCAAATGCCGCACACCATTTACTTACCGCAAATTCAACCGCTGAAGGAACACCAAGCAACATTGCTGATACTGGTGAAATGTTTAGAACTATGACATATGGTTATGATGCTGCGAACAACATTCAAAGACCAGTCAAGGTAAGTGCTGACGGACAATTAGAAGTTAATATGTCTGCTACCATTGACAACGACCAAATGGGCGTTGCTGCTTATCAAGATATTACAAGTAATACCGCTACTCGTCTTCATTGTGATGCTGCTGGTGTTTTAGATATCAATACAGTTTCATCTGCTTTACCTTCTGGTGCTGCTACTTCTGCTTTACAAACATCTGGAAATTCTACTCTTACCAGTTTAGATGGTAAAATAACAAAAGGTAAAGATGCTACTGCTGTCGGTGCTGAATTACAACAAGTTCTAATGTATGGTAAAAAACCAGATGGAACTCTTCAACCATTAGAAACAAGTGGAGATAGACTATTAGTTGATGTTTTAGATTTAGGGGCATCAGGAAAAATTACAACCTCTACTGCTTTAAGTTCAGTTCAAGTTTGCGGATTTGATGATACATCAAGTAAATTCAAAACTTTTAATGTTGATACAGCAGGACAGCAGTATGTATTAGACCAACAGGGTAGATTTGGTATGACTTCTGGTATTAACGCTCAAACAACTCTCAGCGGTTCTCTTCACGAAACCAAACAGGTTGTAAATTGTGGTCTTGATAATCCTGTCAATGCTACTAAAATGACTCCAATGAAAGTTGATGACGCAGGTCATCTCCAAGTTGATGTTGTTTCTATGTCTGGTGGTGGTGATGCTACTGCTGCTAATCAAACTACTGCGATAGGACATTTAAGTGAAATTGAAGGTGCTGTGGAAACATTAGAAAATTGTGTGAATTCAAATAAAATACGAGTAGAACTGGAAGCAGGTGATTTGAATATTGGTAATGTAGATGTAGTAAGTAGTGTTTTACCTACTGGGGCAGCAACAGTAGCAGCACAAACTACCGCTCAAACATCTCTATCATCTATTGCTACTAATACAACTGGATTAAATGGTTGTGTAAATTCAAATAAATTACGAGTAGAACTGGAAGCAGGTGATTTGAATATTGGTAATGTAGATGTAGTTTCTGCTTCTGGTAATACACAACTTCCAGCATCATTAGGACAAAAAGCAAATGCTTCTTCACTTTCTACTTGTAGAAGTAATACTGCTGGTGCTTATGATTTATCCGCCAGACAAACCATAGGAACGGCATCAACTACTACAAAACTGGCGTGTTCTTCAGCAGGTCATTTGTTAGTAAAGACTGCTACAAATATATCCAATGGTGGTCCAACAAATACAGAAACAATTGCGTCAGGGGCGCAGGGTCATACTGAAGGTTTGAATGCTGATAATACATTTGTTAATGTATTTCTTATGGTAGATACTGCTGATAGTGGATTAAAGCAAGACACATATATTATGGTTGCTAAAACTAATACCGCTTTAACTGATTACTTCATTCACTCATATATTACTTTTGGCGGTGGTCCAAGTGATTATGCGATTCAGTGGATTGAACTACAAGGAACAACCAGGGCATACGCTCAGGTCCGTATAGAAAATCCACCTGAATTTGTAAGTGTATATAATCCTGGACCATCAGCAAATAAGATTGCTGTTCTATACAATTATGGTGTAGAATAATCACTTCTTAATTTTTATTGTCTTTACTTTTTTAGGAGGTCTTCCTCTTTTCTTTGGATTTTTCTTAGCAAACATATCAGTAATTTTTGGTTGGTCTTTAGGAACTTTGGGTTTATTTGTAGAACCCTTAGGTCGTCCTTTTCCACGCTTAACTAACTTACTATCTTTTGTGTGTGATTTTCCAGTGTGAATATCACCGTTAGGCATTTTGTGAGTTTTTGCTAATTCACCTTTACTTGGTAAATCAACTAATTTTTTTTTACCAACGCCCATCATTTCTTTTTGTAACATTTTTTTAGTTTTTTTCGCATCACTTATATCAACGTCTAAGTTATACATACCAACAATTTTATGTAATTCACTTTTGCTATATCCATCAAGAGTGCTTTGAACTTTTACCATTGCTTTTGTATAGTATAATCGTAATATTTTTTTTTGATTATTTTTCTGGTTCTACGATTTTTAAATCTTTTAAATCGTGTATTCTTTAATGATAAGTATAGCAAGTTATATTGCTTTTCTGTCATTTAAAGACTTTTACTTTTTGGTAGGTTTTTTTTTATATCTTTTTACTCTACCAGTTGCGGTTTTTTCTTTTATTGCTTTAGTTTTTTCTTTTTTTGATAATTCACTCATTGTAGTCGGTGTGTCTTTGGTTACTCTTTTTGTTGGGCGGAATATTTTACCACCTTCTTTATATGTTTTCTTTCCTTTTTCAGTTCTCCAATCTTCCTTAAACCAACGAGTCAAACCTTTTTTTTTTGGTTTTGCTCCACTATATCCACCACCTGCTGCTTTGTATTTTTTAACTATTAGTCCTGAGCGATATGCTGAATGTTTAGAATTTTTAGCGACTACTTGTGCTTTGATACGGTTGTATAATTTTTTGTTAGTAGGTTCAGGCATTATTATCTAAGGTATATATATAACCAACAAAAAAATGCCATTTAAGTGTGTCCTATGTGAGAAGAGTGAAGAGTGGTGCGTAATGAATAACTTTTGCTTAAAGTGTCGTCGTGTAAAACACCTTATCAATATTTATGGTGAAGAATTCTATGAGTCTATGGAAAAAGTATTTGTCCGTAGTGAGAAACAACAGGAGAATAAAATAAAGTTACAGAAAAAAGATAAAGAAGCAGGAAAAGTATATGGCACTGTGGGTGACGAATCACACGAACCACCCAAAAAAAAATCTAATTATAGTATATAAAAAATGCCACATAAAGGAGGATTGAGTGCTGCGCCTGCTGATTTCAAAAAAAACAAAACATTATACAAACCATACAAATCTACCAGTAAAGGCAAGAAAGGTATGGTATATGTAAAGAAGGGAGGAGCAACTAAGTTAATTCATTTCGGTGACGCTACAATGAGCGATATGACAAAACACAAAGACCCTAAACGTCAAAAGAATTATCTCCAACGTTCAGGAGGTATAAAAAATAAACAGGGACAACTTACTAAAAATGACAAGAATAGTGCTAACTACTGGAGTCGGCACGTCAATTGGTAATTCTAATATTTAGTTTTTTTTTGAACTTTCATAACCTTCTTTCTAATTTTACTTGGACCAGTTCTCTTTACTGCTGGTTTTGCTCTTGCTTTTGTTTTCTTTGCTTTTGCTTTTGCTTCATCCGCAATCTCTTTACGGATTCTTCTATCCTCTTGTCTTGCTGCGAAACCTTCTCTACCTCTTTTATCTCCCTGTTGTAATCTCTTCAATGTTTCAGTTTCTCGTCTTTCTCTTTTGACATATGTCTTATCTAACTTCTGTAGATTTTTTACTGTTAGGGGTTTTACTTTTTTGCCTGTAGGTTTCGCATCTTTCCGTTTCTGTTTTTCACTCTTGACTTTACTTTTTTCTCTAAATGGTGTTTTTGGGTCTTCTTTTTTCTTATTTGTTTTTGATTCAGCAATTTCTACTGCTTTCTTTTGGTCCTTTGCTCTTGCCAAAGGTAATGGTTTTTTACTTAACATTTTGTCACCATCCACAGTTCCTACTTTGTATCCTCCAGTTACTTTGTAAAGTTTGTATGGCATTATATGTATATGAGAAAAAAAATCGCGTTTGCGCGTTTTCCGCATATTTTTGAAAAAAAAAAAAGAGTAAAAAAAAAAGTTTGAAAAAGTGCGGAAAACGCGATTTTGCGATTTCTATGTTCTACCATCACCTCCACCTGGATTTGGATTAGGACGACTTCGTTTTTTGATTTTGGCGACCTGTTGTGGTGCCTTTGCTTCATTCTGTATTTTTTCTCTTGCTCTTCCAGACAATCTGGTTATATTATCTATATTCAACATAGCATTACTTTGTGCTTTTCCTGCTTGATAATTAGAAATATTTGCTTCTGCCATTGATGAAGTAATTGTAGGAGGAACATTTAATTGTCCTACTACTGATGGTGAAGTTGCTTTAGGTGCTTTAAATCCACCACGTCTTTTCTCAGGAGTTCCTACATTTTTTTTTGGTTTCTTAGCATTTTTCTTCAATCTATAATAAGTTTGTTTAACACCATCACGAGTATTAATAGTAAAAGGTTCATAATCAGGATTATTCTTACGAGCAGACATTTATTGTATATATTAACTAAATAAAAAAAATCTACCTAAATACTATATATAAATATATGAGTGGGTTTAAAAGTTTTATCCAAAGATTAGGGACACGGAGTATCATAGAAGATATTGACGCAAAATTAGGTTTAACTACTCCACCGCCAGCGCAAGCATCAGGAGGAGCAGCAGCAGCAGCATCATCAGCACCTGAAAAGAAAAAAGAAGAACCTAAAAAAAAGAGAAAAAAAAGAATCATAAAAAAAAAACTACCACCAGCAGGTCCAGCAGAAAGTGACAGTGGTCTTTCATCAGCACCTCCTACACCAAAAGCGAAAGAACCGAAGGCGCCAGCGAAGAAAAAGAAAAGAAAAAAGATAACCAAGATAGCAGATGCGCCATCAAAAGCAAGGACACCGAAGGCGCCGCCACCACCAGTAGCGCCCAAACCACCTACGCCACCAGCAGGAGGTAGTGTAAATCCAGCACAAAGTTCAGTAAGAAAAGTAGCACCACCAGTAGCGCCCAAACCATCAGCGCCAAAATTAGTTGGAGCAAGCGGACCACCCAGAAGACCACCTGGAGGCGGCGGTCGTCGTCCTCGTGGAGGTGGAGGCGGAGGCGGAGGAGGTGGCGGTAGTTCTACAGTAACATTACCTAAGATGCCTAAAAAGAAAAGGAAAAAAAAAATGTTAGTAGATAGTAATCCAACTGTAAGAATGCCAAAAACAAATAAATCTCCAGCAGGTTCTAAAGCAATGACAAAGGGTAAAAAGAAAGTAGCAGCAGCACCTCGTAAAGCACAGGTGAGAACTACAGCAGCAACCAGAGCGCCAGTAAGAGCAGCGGCAGGAACAATGAAAAAAGCACCACAACCTGTGAGAGCAGCAGCAGGGACACAAATGTCAAAAGGAGGACCAAGAGCAAGCGAACCTGGCGCATCATCTCTTGTGTCTAAGAGAAAAAAAAAAAAAGTAAGTAGTATATATTGAAATGAGTGAAGAAATATTTGAGAAACCTAAAGCACCCAAAAAGAAAAAATTAACTGAAAAACAACTTGCTGGACTTGCGAAAGGCAGAGCAAGAATGGCAGAAAAACGAGCATTGAAAAAAAAAGAAACAGAAACTAAAAAAAGATTAACAAAAAGAAATGCTAAAGTAGAACAAGAAAATGCTATAACTGAGAAAAAAGGAAGACGTAAAAAGAAAGAAGTCATAGAGCAAAGTAAAGAAGCAACTGAAACATTTTTACAAAAGAGAGAAAGAGGTGACAAATCACAATCAAAATTCAATAAATTAAGAATGGATGCTATGGATAGTATTTCTACAGAAAAAGACTTAAACATTTATAATACAATTATGACTGGAGTATCCACAGAAATGGCAAGAAACCCAGAGTTACTTTACAACTATTTAGAGTCTCACGCATCCAAACTTGAAAACAGAGGAAAAAAGAAACAAAAAAAATCTAACTTAGAGTTAATAGTGGAAGAGTAAAATGTCTATGTATAAGTATCAAACCGATTTTGAATATGATTTTGAATTGCCTGACGAGCATTACAAAGGCGGTGAAAAGAAAAAGGATAAAAAGAAAAAAAAGAAAAAAGTGGTTCTACCAGAGAACCGTGATTTAAACATCTATCCAATAAAGATAGAAGAGGAAAAACTAAATGTGGGAGACAGCAAATATCCTTTAAATTCTGCGGTTCATTTTCTTGTTATTATAGGTCGTGTAAAATCAGGAAAAAGTCTGTTGATAAACAACCTATATCTTAGTGAAAGATTTTATAAAGAGGATTTTGAAACACGCATTTTAATTTCATCAACAGCACACAATGATGCTATAAACAAATATATGATTGATGAGTTTGATTTTGTATTTACTGAATTCAGTGAAGGTTTGTTGGATAGTATAATTGAAATGATACAAGCAGATGAAGGAACTGGTAGATTTTTGATATTACTTGACGATATTATTGGTGATGTTAAATTCAACAGAGGCGGAAAAGTTGATGCTATTTCTGCTCTTGCTTCTAAGTTCCGTCATATTGGTAATGGTGAAGTAGAAGGCAAATTATCTGTATGTATTACCACACAGTATTTCAAATATATTTCTACAATTTTAAGAAACAACGCTACAGGATATTACATTATGGGTAGTTTTCCAGAAGCAGAAACAAAAAAAATCAGTGAAGCATTATCATTCTTTGGTAATGGTGATAAAGAATTTATGGAAATATTTAGAAGGTCCAGAAAGGATGAATTTGATTTTTTGTTTTGTTCTGTTGAAAATTTAGAATGTCGTAGAAATCACGATGAATTGATATGGAGTAAAAAAGATGGTTTTGTCAAACCATTTTCAGGTGAAAAAAAACATAGTGATGATGAAAGTGAAGAGGAAGACTCACACTCTGCTCTGGAAGAAGAAAATGTTGAAAAATAAAATATCAAGTAAAAGTATAAATGGATTTTCAATCAAGAATCAATCAGTTTAGACAAGGTCTAAGCGACCAACAGGATAATTTTGACAGGTTGGCATCAAATGCCTCACAATTTGGCAGGACTGTCCTTCCTGATAAAGTGGCACAACATTATCAGTATGTAGAACAAGTAGGTGGTCTCACTACTGGTTCTTTTGCGGCAGCACACGGAGGAACAGCACTTTATAAAAGAGTTAAAAAAATACGACAGCAAAAACAAGCAAAACAAAACAATAGTCAGGACCCTACAGAACCACAGCAACAAAGAGCAAAGAGCGCTGAGAATGACGCATCACAACAGGAACAAAGAAGAACAATTGATGAGACTGAAGATAAACCAGAAGCACCGCAAAATCCAAGTGAAGTTGAAGTTGCCGCAGATGCTGAAGGACGTGCCAAGGGTGGTAAAATAGCAAGGTCTGCCGAAGAAGCAGAAGGTGATGATGAAGGAGGTGCGGCACCGAAGGCACCTAAAGCAACTAAAGACGCAGCAGACCCAGTAGAAGACGAAGGCGCAGAAGAAGAAAATCCTTTTAGTTTCTTTAAACAGTTTCCTGATGAAAAACCACCGAAAGGACCAGCACCAACAGTAGATGATGAAATCACTCCCCAGTCAGGAAGTAAAGTAATTAATCAGGGAACAGACGACGCAAGAATTGGACCAGATACCACCCCTTCAGCACCAGACCCTGAACTACGAAAAGCACCCAATACAGCAGAAGAAAGAGCAAAATCAACTAATAATCCTGCCACAGAAGGCGCAGACGAAGGCGGAGGAGCAGGAGACCTTGAAGAATCAGTGCTTGCTGCCAAAAAAGTAGTAGCATCCAATATTGAAGATGCCAGTGGAGAAGCAAGTTCAATGATAGGAAAGGGATTACAGGCAGCAAGTAAAGTTGGTGATTTAGCAGCAGGTGATGCTGGAAAGGAAATCGCAGGAAAAGTGGCAGCACAGGTAGGAGAAAAGGTAGGTGGTGAAGCATTGGCAAATGTAGCAGCAGATGCTATACCAATATTAGGAGAAGCGGTTGGTTTAGGAACTCTTATTTACGGAATTGTAAAAGCACATAGGCACGAAGAGAATAATCCAGGACCACAACTTTCAAAAGCAAACCCAGAAGCAAGCGAACAAACAGGCGGATTTGAAGGCGATGCTCTTAAGAGTTTAAATGTTGCTCCATCTGTTGTATAATTTATTTTTTTTTTCTCTCTTAGATTTATATACTATGAACTTCAATCTAATTTCACCAATTGGAAACGGTCATACCTTTAATGTTAGATTTAAGGAACCTATAATTATTCCTGAAAATTCTTCAGTTCATCTTAACTGGGCGCAGTTTGAAAGAGATAACTTCATTAGATTTACAGAACAACAAACAATCAAATTAAAACCAATTAAGGTAGTTCCACACTATGATGTAGCAAATAACAATGTGTCTAAAAACGAAAGACCAGCAGCAGGTTGGACTGTTGCTAAAGATGTTCTAAGAAATCCAGACGATTTAACAGTAAAAATACCTGCTGGAAAATATACAACAAAAACTCTACAAAGTATAATTTCAAAAGGATTTTACAATCTTCGTAATGCGGCATCTTTAACAGGAACACGAGGTGATTCTACTATGGCACCACGCGCCTCAGGTGGTTTCAACACATCAATGAATTTCAATAATCAAACAATAATTATTCCTTCTGTATCTAATAATCCAAACTTTTTGGCGTGGGGTTATGCCTCTACATCATCAAATACATTTTTTACAGGTTCCGCAAGGCATCATTTAAATAATCAAACCGTTGATGGCATTTATCAATCCACTGCTACTGGCACTGGTTTTACAGCAGTCCAAAACCCAATCCAACCTGGTAACGGAGCAAATCAAGCAGGAACATACAATTCTTTTATTTTGAGCGCCGAAAATTACATACAATATGGAGGTCAATTCCATCAGTATCAACAGAGAGACGCAGGGGGTATGGGGAAAATTCTAAATCCTGCTCCTGGATTTGATGAACTACTATATGAAAATGTCTGTATGTTTGGCACCGCCCAAAATTTAGACGACCAGCAGGGGAATGTTTTTGTAGGTTTGTATAGCGAACTCTATGCTGGTATTCTTGATGGTGCTGGTGCTGAATCATCACTTAACGCAGATGCCGATAAGATTACAGCAAATACTATAAAATTATCTACTGATACTTTTGTTCCTAAATGTTATTTTGGAGTTGAAATTACAGGAAACTCAGCGGCACTTGGTGACAACCGTAGGCAGTTAAAAGTTTATGCCAATATTATGCCACAGGCAGATGGTTCAAATATAGGTTCAAATATTGCTGGTTCAATGCCTATGGTTTTTCAGCAAGATTTAACACAGGTTTTACCACGCACAGATGTGCCAGTTGAGTTTGGATTCCAAACCTATTTTGACATTGGTAACAACGCCCAATTCGTCCATTACGCTGATAAAGCAACTTTGTTCCTTCGTGTATTCATTGTAAGACCTGATGGCACCAAACTCATTATTTACGATACCAATACAAATTATCCACACGGTGTAAGAAATGGTGTTGCTGCTGTCGCCAGATTTGCCTCAGGTTTCTTTGATGTTTTCAATAGTGATGTAGCAGACCCTAAGACTATTAACTACGCACAAGCAAGAGCAACTATACCATTTAATGTTCTTATGTCAGCAACTACTACTGGAGAAGGTTGTGGATGTTCTTTCCAAAGTATAAGAAAAGATTTTCAAAATAGAACTTCACAAATCTTATTAGACCATAGTTTTTTACTAAGCACAGAATTAGCAGAACTATTTACTCCAGCATCTACAGTTGAATTAGAAACAGATGAAAAATCTGGATATCTTATTTCCTATGCTGGTATTCAAAACTTTTTATTCCAGACAACTTTAGGACAGAGTCAGGATAGAAATGTAGATGATGTCAATATGTTTTATGTAAGAGAAAATCAACTTTTAGGACAGTATAGAACAGATAAATTATCAGTCATTCTAAATACTCTACCAATTAAGAGTTTTAAAAATACCAATGATAAATCAAAATCAGGTATAAGAAAACCAATTCTGGCAAATATTCCAGCACCTTTTACAGGAGCAAATGTAGAGATAGGAGAGAACGGAACTATAGTAGGTCAATATGCGCCTTCTTTAGGTGTAAATAGTAGATTATCAAATCAGGCAATGACAACAAATAATTTTGATATTGAAATTAGAGATTTAGAAAATGATACAATTGCTACTCAATTAACAAAATCAATTGTTAATTTTACAATTACCAGTGATGATATGTGATTTTCACAAAAAAAAAATCTAAATAGAAGTTATAACACATAATGCCAATTATTAAGAAACCATTTACTCTTGCTCCCTTAAATGATAATCCTGTAGTCCTTACTGGTAATGGAGACAATATGACTGTTAGTGGAGGTTTTTCACATAAACAAGGTTTCCCAACTGTTAAATTTAGTATTCCACCACAACCAACTATGTTGGAAATCAGCACACTAAAATTAGTAGGTCAAATCATAGTTAAACAAGCAGATAATACTGCTATGATTGCGGCAAATAACTCTGTTGTCTATGGTAATGGAATTGCTGCCGATACCAACGGTATTATAGGAACTGTTGAAAGTTTAGACAACGGTATGGTTCCACAAACTGCCTTGAATCTTCCCAATTGGGGAGGTGTCAAAAACGTTATTGATAAAGTTGTAGTTCAATCTAAGAAATCTCTTATTGAACTTACCAGCATCAATAACTACGGTCAGTATGTTGGTTTAACTGAAGCATACAACAACAATGACGATGACTATAGAGGAATCCCTGTAATCAAATCTCTAAGTGCTGGTAATCACGCTAAGGATTTAAACAGGAGATTACTGACTTGCTGTTCTTACAATGGTGGTGATACACGAACCAACAATCCTGCTGTAAATCCTGGTTCTGCTACTTTTTCTGGTAATGCTGGTATGGATTCATTATCAGGAGGTGCCAATGATAGAATGATAGGTCAGTTCTTTTCTATTCCAATCCAGATTGATTTACTCGGTCAGCAAAACCTTATGTTAGATGATGATTATTTAGGTGGTCTTTTACTAACACTACACTTAGCGCCTGATGCTGCTGTGTTCCACAATCGTTTTGCTCGGTCAAATGGCAATCACGTTGCTCCTAATGATGCCAGTGGATTAAATTATGTTCTAAAAAATCTACGATTAGAAGGTCGTTACATTGTCCCTGATGATAATGATATGGCAATGATTGCTCCAACTATATCTTTAGATAGTAGGTTAAATCTAATTAACGACGTTCATTCATCTGTGAATGCCAATGCTTATACACCACAGTTACAGAGTGTAAAATCTGTAGTCAATGTTTTCTTAGACAACGACCAGACAAACACATACACCAAGAATCAAAACAACTTCCGCAGAGTTCCAGGAGAAAAAGCAGTTCAGCAGGCAAGGAATGGTCTTAGATTCCCTAATAACTTTGAGATGGAAAACAAACCAAACTTTGAATCCGTTGTTGATTCTGGTAATGGTGTTACAGGTCAAAAAAATCTACAGTTTCCAGCGTTATCAATAGGTGATGCTGAAATAAGAAAACACTTTGAACGTTCTCTACTCAATGGTATGGTTCCTTACCATACATCCGCAAACCTTGAAACTACTAACAACGCAATGAAGGCAGAAGATGATGATGCCCTGGCAGCAAATGACGCTAAGAATGATAACACCGCTGCTGACTGTGTTGGTATTGGTGCTGACTATACTTTAGGTGTAGGACTCACACAGAACTTTGTCAATCAGGATTACAATCTCACAATTAGGTCAGGAGTCAATACAGGTAACGCTGCTCTTTCCAATGAACGCAATGGTTCTGGTTCAAGTAATCCATTACTACAGCAGACATTTATTAGATACAATAGTCAGTTTGATAGTCAAAACTTAGTTAAGGTTATCTAAATCGCAAAATCGCAAATTCCGCACATTTACAAAGTCAAAAAAAAGTTCTAAAAATATTGTTTGAAAAGTGCGGAAAACGCGCAAACGCGATTTACTCCTCATCACTTTTTATTTCATCTTCACTGCTACTTTCTTCATTTTCAAATTTTACCTCACATACATCGTAGAGGTCAAATACTATCTCCATCTCAGCAATGACTGCTTCAGTCCTTTCCCATTTGGTTTGCCATAGTTTCTCGTATAGGAGCGCGGCACGTTTATTAATTTCATCCCATACTTGTTCTCCTTTTCCAAGGTATTCAATT